CTGTTAAAGACAACTCCAATATCATGGATATTTGTCTCTACAGCATATTCCAATACCATTAGTAATGACCTACCTTCTTCTTTGTTTAACTTTAAACTAAATACTTCGTCAATAGAAAGTTCCATTACTCAGCCACCTTTTAATTGTAATAATATGAGTGTTAAGAATGTAGAACGGAATATGAATATACTCATTAGGCAAACTACCTTCTAAAACCAAAGACTCGTTTTTCTCATTATCAATAATCTCAGTTATCTGATCTATGATTTTGATTATATCGTATGCTCTATGATATATAGTTAGGTAGACTGTGTTTACGGCAGAACCTCTAATCTCTACTGATATTCGGAATGAATTATCTTCTCTTGCTTGTAGTTTTGCTTTGGTCATTCTATTAAACTCCTTAAAAGCTTCTTTGGTAGGGGTGTAATTAATGTAATCAATGCCAGTTCCTTTTGTTATTACTGCTTCCATGTTATCTCCTTTTGTTGTCTTCATGTTATCTCCTTGTACTGTATTATACATAGTTTTTATTATTTGTCAAGTGTTATTTTGGTGTGAACTTTTCACACTCTTTACTATAGTCAGTAAGCCAGACACTTAGCTTACATTGTTTAATAGTCTTTTTCTGGTTTACTGTCATTTTGAGTGGGCATACTGTGGCACATTCATTCTGCTTAGAGCAAAAAGTAAAGTTCCTGAAGCTGAGTAAGCAATTTCTTTGTTCCATTAATTGACCCCTAGTTTTTGTAGTAAGTAGTTAAACCCTCTTTTAAGAATACTAACGAAAACATTATTTTTCTTTTCCTTATTTAGGTTAATGTCAAAATAAGGTGAAACAGTATCAGCACATTTGGAAAAAAAGTCTGGATTAGTACATGAGAAAACAGAAAACTCTTTTTTGAAATAATCATCAATAGCAAAATACTTTGGGAGAATTGGGCTAGTCGTAGATGATAGTTTTTCATAAAACACAGGTAAATCTAACATAGAGTTAAAGCGAAATACTTTTAACGGTTTCTCGTTGATAATCTGTCTCTCTGCTTCCAGTACGCCAATTTTAACAAGCTTGTTTATAGAAGGCATATACCTAGATGATGAAAACCCTGCGATACGACTTCCTTTATCAAGTGGTATTCTTAGCATACGAGTATTATCCTTACTATCAGTATAAACGTCTTCTAGGTTTTGGAAAATAATTGAGCAAGTTGCAAGTTTGCCTGTAGCTATTTTTTCACCAACTAAAGCAAGTAGTCTCTTAGTTATATTATAGTTCCAATGTTTATGTTCACTAAAAACCTCTATAGGCGGTTCATTATATTTAATCACTTAGTCTCCTTTGTATTAGTTTTCTTGGATTATGATTACTATATTTTCGGATAGTATCATAGGAAATGTTTGTTAATGTTGCTAATTCTTTAAGTGAATACTTAAATTGCCCTTTATCAGATGCTAAGTAATACCAGTCAAACCCTCCCCAATCAACAGCTTTATGTCTGGTGACATTGTTGTTAGATAGATATACCCTCATATGAGACTCTGCAAATCCATACTTACTACATACCTCTTTAAAGCTATACTTGAACTTGCCATTGTCAGCTATGGTTAAATAGTCATTCTTGATTGAACTTAGGTCATGTCTCTTTACCCTCTTAGCCTCTTTAACAATATTGCTCTCTTTAAAGTTTTTTAACCAATTCCATGATTTTAGTTTAAAATGGTTAGTAAACATTGGTGGGTCTAGGTTGTAATATTTCTTTCGTTCAACAGCCCATAGTTCCATTAGCTCACCTGTTAAATCATCTTGTTCAATTAACTCTCTAAAACCTTTGTATATAAGATTGGTATAGTACCATCTACTTATATTTTTAACAAAGCGAAAGTCTGATTCAGTCATTAATATCTCTTTCATTAATTCTCCTTGAGTTAAAGTATGATATCTTATATATCATCTTTTTAGTAATGTCAAGTACTTTTTTATAAAATAATTTCAAAAAGTTTGTAATTTCTGCTAAGTATGGTGCTTTATAGCATATTTAAAAATAAATGTCAAGGATTATTTTATTTTTCTTGATAATAAACTTACTATTACTAAGAACTCTTGTAATATACATATATAGAAAGCATCTATGAATGGTTATAAATGCTTTCTATACTAGCGGGGGATGCCATGATTTGTGAACAATGTAAAAAAAAACTAACCGTCTACGAATGTTTATATGTTTCAGATAATCCTAATATGAAAACACTTTGTAGAGACTGTACGCAAAACATAATTAATGAAATACAAAATGAATATGTAGAAAGAATAAGTGCTTTGGGTAAACATAAGGTAACGAAATTAGATAAACGACTATTGGCTAAAATATACAAGGAGTAATATATATATGGCTATTTCAATGATTGATAATAAGGGTGTCCCTTGGCCTTTAGTTAAGAAAGATTATATGTTTGGATTTAAAAGAACTAACGGCAAGACAAAATATAGTACATTGGCTGACCTTGCACAGAAGTATGATGTTAAACTAGCTACTCTCAGAACAAGAGCTCACCATGAGGGATGGAAAGATGAAAGGGATAAGTATCTTAGTGAAGTTTTTCAGGCGGCTTACCAGCATAAAGAAAAGCAACTTAAAAGCCAAATTATAGATTTTGATAAACGTGTATTTGATATATCCGATAAAGCTACATTGGCTTTAAAAGAAAAGTTATATATAGATGAAGAGTACGAAGATGACATGGGCGATACACAGACCCGTAGAGTCCTTAATTACAAAGTGCCTACAATGGAAGTAAGAAGGGTTCTTGAAGCTACAAAAATTGCACATGATATTAGAATGAACTCTATGGGAGAAATTTCTACTAATATTGATGAAGATAGTATTGACAAGTTGGTTGATATTATCCAGCAAGACCGGAATAACAAAGTAGTTAATATCTAGTGGCATTTACATGGGGTAAGTTCTCTCCCAAGGCTTACTCATCTATTACCGACAGTTCTGCATCAATTAACCTTTGGAGTGGCTCTGTACGTTCCGGTAAGACGATATCTTCTATTCTCAGATGGATAGAATACTGTAAAAGCGTTCATCCTAATGCTAATTTACTTATGGCAGGGAAAACAGAACGTACACTTAAACGAAATATTATTGATGTTATTGAAGATATGGTTGGCTCACGAAATTGCCATTATAACGTAGGTAGTGCTGAGTTGGTTCTATACGGTAGGAAGATATATTGTGCTGGGGCTAATGATGAGAAGTCTCAGGGTAAGATTAGAGGAATCACATTGGCAGGGGCTTATCTTGATGAGTTAAGCTTGTTTCCAGAGTCATTCTTTAATATGCTTATATCTCGTATGTCAGACAGAGGACTTCCAGACTATAGTTATAAACCAGATAATTATGATTGGGCTTATACCAGTAATACAACAGCAGGAAAGATATTTGCAACTACAAATCCAGATGGGCCGAAGCATTGGTTGAAATCTAACTACATGGATAGAATTGAGAGAGATGATTTAAATATGAAAGTGTTTTCATTTATTCTTGATGACAATCAATTCTTACAAGAAACTAATCCAGAGTATATAAAGGACTTAAAGAAAGCCTATACCGGAGTTTGGTATAAACGCTTTATACTTGGAGAATGGTGTGTAGCAGAAGGTGTTGTTTACCCATCATGGAATGAAAATTTGTATGTTGGAGATTATGCAGATAGAAAGTTTAAATATTATATAGTTGGAATTGATTATGGTACTACTAATCCAACAGCCTTTACCTTGGTTGGATTTGATAACCCTCTTAAAGAAAAGTATGTTGTCAAAGAATATTACTATAAGAGTGGTGAGTCAAATGGTAATGGTATGCCTAAAAAGCAGAAGACTGATTCAGAATATGCACATGACTTATTAAAATTTATAGATGGTAAAAGAGTTGGTGTAATTTATTGTGATCCCTCAGCATCATCATTTCAAGCAGAATTAAGAAAGAATGGAATATTACCTAAGAATGGTAACAATGACGTACTAGATGGTATTCGATTTGTTGATTCACAAATTAATGCTGGGTTGATATATGTTGATAAAAGATGCGTTAATCTTTTAAGTGAGTTTGGAAGTTATGTTTGGGATTTAGATTATGCAGAGCGAAAGGGAGAAGATAAGCCAATTAAAGATAACGACCATGTATTAGATGCACTACGTTACGCATTATTTACACATTTTGGACAAGGTATGTCTGGAATTTTAGCAGGTGTCAATTACAGATAAAAGGAGGTAGATTTGCATATAAATTACGGAATAATGATTATAGTCGCTGTACTTATGGCATTGTGTTTTAATGCTGTAAGGCAGGAGCGATTAATCAAAACAATAATACAAGACCTTGAATTACATACTGCCAACTTATATCATATAAATTGTGCCATGTTCCCCGACCATACTGAGGCAAAAGATGACAAATAGTATATCAACACGTAAAATACCTAAGTACGCTGAGTATGTAACACAATGGGACTTCTTTGATGTTGCATATAGGGGTGGCCCTGATTATATCAGAAACAATCTCTTTCAGTATTTTAAAGAAGGAAGTGATGAGTTTAAACAACGGAAAATAAGAAGTTATTATGAGAATTATTGTAAAACAATAATCAATACAGTAAATAGTTATTTGTTTAAAGAGTCTGCTGTTAGACGAACAGAGAATCAAAGGCTAAAAGACTTTTATAAAAATGTAGATGGTAATGGTAGAACCATAACACAGTTTATGAAGGATGTATCAGTACGCTCATCCGTAACAGGAAGAGTTTACTTGTGTATGGATAAGAAACCAATACCAGAAGAAGAAGCTACAGGAACACACGCAGACAATCTTAAATCATTACCTTATGTATACATGATACGCCCACAAGACCTTCTTGACATCGCATTTGACGATTTAGGTGGAGTTAAGTGGGCTATCGTACAAGAATTTAAAAGAGATGATGACGACCCGTTTACATCAACGGGAGATATTAAACCACAGTATAGACTATGGTTAAAAGATAGATGGATACTATATGATGAAACAGAGCAAGAAATAGATACAGGAAAAACAGGATTAGGCTTAGTTCCTATTATTCCTATTGATACAGATGAAAAGTTTGATGACTACAATAGCCCTGGCCTTATATATGACATAGCTTATATCAATAGGTCTATCTTTAATAACTATAGTAGAATTGATACTATCATTGCAGACCAAACATTTTCACAGCTTATATTTCCTATAGAGGGCTTACCTTTATCTGAAATGCTTGTTGATGATGAACTTAAACAACAGTTTTTAACATTGGCTACAAATAGAATACTGTTCTTTTCTGCACAGTCAGAAGCTAAACCAGAGTTCATTGCTCCTGATGCAAGTCAAGCAGCTTTTATACTAGACACAATTAAGCATCAAATTAAACATTTGTTTAGTTCGATAGGTTTACAGGCTAGTGATGAATCAGGGTTGACTCCTGCTAGCGGAGTAAGCAAAGACCATGACTTTGATAGACTCAATAAACTTCTTGCTGGTAAAGCAGATAGTCTTGAGTACGCAGAGAACAAAATGGTTGAGATTTTTAATGCATGGATGAATATAACAGTCGAAGCAGAAATTGACTATCCTGATAATTTTGATATTCGTTCACTCGCAGATGAAGTTATACTTACACAAGAATTAAGTTTGTTAGATATCTCAGAGTCATTTACTAAAGAAGTGCAAAAGAACTTAGCTCTGAAAGCCTTGCCTAGAGCAGATGAAAAAGTAATGGCTGATATTTTAAAAGAGATAAAAGAAAAGAAACCTGAGATAGATGAAACCGACCCTGTATTTGATTTTGATGACGAAGAAGCAGAGAGTCCTGCATCTAAAGTAGAGAGTCCTGCATCGAAAGCAGAAGCAAGTAAAAAGAAGTCGGATGAATTAATACAAACCAAATACAAAACAGAAAAAATATTAAAAAGTTAGTCATGCAGGTATAGCTTGTATGCAAAATAAAAATTCCCCGGAGGAAAACAAGAATGGCAGACGAAAGTAAAAACCTAGAAGGTGATACAGCAGTAGAACAGCAGAAAGAACCCAAGACTTTTTCAGAGTCAGTAGTTAAGGAACTTCGTAAAGAGAACGCATCATGGAGAACTAAACTTAGAGACACAGAGAAACAGATGGAAGAGCTTTCTGCTAAAATAGCAACAATTGATACAGATAAATATTTTGCTCTCCTTGATGAAGAGAAGAATAAAGAAAGGAAAAAGTTAGAGGATGAAGGACAGTGGGAAAAAATCAAGTCCGAGATGCAAAAAACTCATGCAGACGAAATACAGGCACTACTCGACAAAGAGAATCAGGCTATAGCCATACAGAAGAATCTTGAATCAGAACTGAATCAGACTATCCTTAGTAACCAGATTACAGGAGAAGCAAGTAAAGCAGAATGTTTAAACCCATCTGTACTACAGCTTATTTTAGCACAGGAAGCAAGGGTTACAATGACTGAATCAGGTACAAGAGTCACTAAGGTTACTGACTTAAATGGTGAACAGCGTATGAACCCAAAAACTGGAAATCCTTTTACGATTGCAGACCGTATTACAGAAATGAAAGAAGACCCACAGTACGCCATGTTATTTCGTGGTGGTAAGTATGGGGCTGGTTCACATACTACAACAAGTTCAAGAACAAATGGGAACCCGTTTAAAGCAGGTTCTTCGTATAACTTAACAGAGCAGGGCAAGCTAATTAAAGAACAGCCTGACCTCGCTAAACGTCTTGCTAATGAAGCAGGGCAAAAATTAGACATCTAAGGAGAATAACAAATGGCCGTTACAGCAATTACCGATATCATCGAACCTACCAGTTTTCTTAAATATACTATTGAAAAGACTAAAGAAACCTCTAAATTTTTCCAGTCTGGGATTATCACACCAGATACCGTTCTTGCAGAGAAATTTGCAATGGGTGGAAGTATTGTAACACTCCCTTACTGGGATGACTTGTCTGCATCTGATTCTGTTATTTCAGATGATGCTACATCAAGTATTACTCCATCTGCTATTACTGCTGATAAGCAGGTAGCTGTTATCACTCGTAGAGCCGTATCATTTGCTTCTGCTGATCTTGCTGGTGCAGTAGCTGGTGACGACCCTATGCGGGTTGTTGGTGACAGAGTTGCCGCACTATGGACTAGACGGATGCAGTCTGCTTTGCTTTCTACTTGCAAAGGCATTCTTGCTTGCTCTAATACTGCTGATACCCCAGTAACTTTTAAATCTGTTGCTGTTAATGACATTGTATCTGATGCCGCTACAGTTCCAGCCGCATCTGTATTTAGCTTTGACGCTGTTGTTGATGCTAAGTATACTGCTGGTGATGCATCTGACGATATGCAGATCATGGTAATTCATTCTAAGATTTATGCACTTATGCTTAAGAATGATGATATTACTTTTATACCTGATTCTGATAATGCCGCACAAATACCTACTTACTTTGGTATGAGAGTTGTTACTTGTGATGCAATGCCTACTGGGTTGTCTTCTACTAATGATAATCCTTATTCTCATATTTATATCTTTGCACCCGGAGCTATTGGATATGCTGAAACAGCACCAAAGGTTCCTGTCGCTATTGATCGAGATGAGCTTGCCGGTGACGGTGGTGGTATTGAGTATTTCGTAGCTCGTAGACAGTTCTGCTTGCATCCTTATGGATTTAAGTGGGCTTCTCCTAGTATTGATACTGACGTACCTGATGCTACTGACTTTGAAGCTGGTGCATCTTGGAAGTGGATGTGGGAACGTAAGAATATTCCTTTTGCAGCTTTGTACTGTAACTATTAATCAATTAAAGTGGGGTACTATATGTACCCCACTTTTACTTATATGGAGGGAATATGGGACTTACAGGGCATAACATGAGACGTAGAGAGTTAGCACGAGAAATTGCTAAAAAGCCTAAGAAGGTAGAAAAGCCCAAAGAGGTTAAGGTAGAAGTTAAGCCAAAGCCTGTTAAGCCGATAAAAGTTAGTGTTGAAAAAATTAAGTAATTTTATTAAGTTGAGATTACTTAAATGGAAGTTTGCTAAAGTAGACATCTATCAGGAGAGAGTATGGAAGAGAATAAAAATGGAACGCCAATTCAAAGACTCGAATTTCTCTTGAATAAGATTCCAACTAAATTCTTACCTGAGTTTATTTACAGCGTATTGGATATAGTTGTACACCATTCTCTTACTAAAAAACAAATGATAGACTATACTATTCAAAAAGCAAATTGCAGGGGCAATTAATGATTAATATTATCGCAACACCTAAGAGTGCAAGTGCAAATAGCTATGTAACTTTAACAGAGGCAGACGCTTATTGTAATACGCTATATCTGGCAGAAGATTGGGGTATGCTATCCAATGATGATAAATGTAGACTTATCATAACTGCTACTACAGATATTGATAGTTTACCTTACGCTTATGAGCCAGCCAGTACTATACAGGCATTACGGCTTCCGGTCTTGATAGATAATGTTGAGAGTGGATTAGACATTGCTAAGAAAGCCTGTCTATTGCAAGCATGGTATTTATACAACAATGTTGAAATTGTCCAATCTGCAATATCAGAAAGCATACAAAATATTGAGACACAAAGTATTGGTAAAATTAGCACTAACAAGTCTAGCTCTGGTTTTAACTTTTTTTCAAAATATGATGGAACAGCATTAAGGCTTTTATCCCCACTCATTACAATGAGTAATCGTTCGTATAGGGGGTAGCTATGAGTAACATCAATGAGATGGTAGATTCATTGGATAGCGTTTACTATAAGCATACAGAAGCCATTAACAAGCTATTTCATACTGCCAGACGGAAAGACACATACTACTCAGTTAAAGACCAATCGCTTTTGAAAAAGCATATAAAGAAAAAATTAGATGCTTTGAAAAAAGAATATAAGGTTAGACTATATAAAGGGATTAGAGATTTATCAACCCAATCATTTTTGAGTGCATACACCACATTAAAGCCTAAGACGAAAGTAAATAAACAAGCAATTAAAAAGGGTATTTCAAAGTATGCCAAAGCGTACTTAACAAACCAGCAGAAGTATATAACTGCTCAAGTTAATAAAATGAGTCTTGATTATAAACGTACTATAGATAATGATAATATGAAAATTCGTAACAGGAGTATGGTGGACAATATCTCTAAAAGACAATCTATGCAAGTTCTCAAGAACGACTTAATCGCATCTGAGGTTGACACATCTTTTAGAGATAAACTTCATAGGAAATGGAAAACGAATGTTTATTTTAATATGTTTGCAAAAACAATATTAAGCAACGTATATAATGAAGTCTATATGTCAACTATGGTTGCACATAATCAGGACTTGGTACGCATATCCTCTCATAACGCTACAGACGCTTGTAGGCCACATGAGGGGGAAGTGATATCATTAACTGGTGCTACAAAGGGATATCCTACATATTATGAGCTAAAAGCATCTAAAGAGATTTTTCATCCAAGGTGTAAGCATTATCTAATAGCTATCTAGGAGGTTTATGCGACTCGCAAACAAAGTTTTAATAGTCTATAACGACTATAATGAATATGGTGAAGAAATGGAAATCAATAAGATATCCATGAAGTGCTTAATTGTAGAATACAAAAAGCATAATTCACTTGCAAGCACAGATGCAGGTATTAATTTTCATAAAACTTACGACTTAGAAATAGTAACTGGTAAAAAGAACTTTTCTCCATATAGTGATTTATTTTCTAATGAGTCTATAACTATTGAATATGATGGACGAGAGTTTATGCCTGTTGTTATTTCAGAGCTACATGACATGAATGGAAAAATTAAGCAGTATGTTATTTCATGTGATGATGCCAAGAACAGGTAATCTATGGCTAAAGCAAAAAATATAGATAATTTAAGTTCATCTCAAATAACAGAAGCTATACTTCAAAGCATGAGTTTTGATAATAAAGAAATACTTAAATTATTAGGCTATGTTAGTAGTGTAGTAACAGCCTTCTTAAAAGAACAAGCAGTTGCTAATGCTCCTTATGATACTGGTACAATGGAAAAAGCAATCTATGCTGTAGTTAAGAAGGTAAGTGGAGAAATGTCTTGTAATGTTACGTTAGGAATAAATGACCTTCCTAATCCAAAATATGGTAATCGAACAACACATAATTATTTTAAATATGCTAACGATTATATTCAACCAGAAGGTAGTAGAGAGCTAGGACAATTAAGCCAAGCCAAACAAGCCAAAGTTAATAGTAGTCCAGCAGGGCCAATATCTAAAAAATATGGAGTGACCCATGTTGTAGTTGGTGGCGGTTTTATTAGAAGGGCTTTTGATGACAATACGAATATAATTAGTTTAATAGTTGAAACAGAAACAAGAGAGTATCTTGCTAAATTATAAGGAGGTGTAATGTTAGCAAAAGTCTTAGCTGACTACCTTGAAGCTAATGTTCCCTCGTTAGTACAAGGTAAAAGCTTGTTTATAGAGAAGTCTATAGGAAAGTGTGTAGCAATATCAGTTCCTAGTACATATGACTTTAATGTAAACAATACAGTACTTAAAGCATACTGTACCATTGGAGTAATGGAGTATTCTATGGAAGAAGGGTATTCGTTAGCTGGAACTATATCAGACCTTATTTTTAATATACATGGTGAATTGCCTTATGTGTATGACGGAATTACTGCCACTTACAAAATTTACAATGCTAAGATAGTAAATTATCCTTACTTTACATCAC